GCAAAGTTTGTGGACTTTGTATAATTACTCATTATGAAACCCTACCTTGTTTAATATATAAATCAAATTTCTGAATAGAAACTTCATTTCCACTTATCTCTGTCTCGAAGCCTAGCTGAATAACTGAGCCACTTCCTCCAAGAGCTAGTTTAATTTTATCTGTGCTGCCACCACCTGTAAACTCTCCTATGTTATACTCAGCAGTGTTATACTCAGATAGAGCCGTTTGTTTAACTACAGCATTATAAGATCTGTACTCATCCGCGTAATCTACACCTGACTTAATGGTGAATGCTTGACCACTTCCTCCAATTAATGTAATACCTACAGTCTTTAATATCTTAGTTGTTGTTGGTTGATCAAAGTCAAAGTAGTTAGTATAGTAGAGCATTCGATAGGGGACACCATCATCTAGGTAGCCATCGTACTCAGCTATGCCTGTAGTCTGCCCAAAGAATAGACGACCATCAACTGTATTAACCATTCCTTTATGAGTTAACCCTGCCCACTTAGTAACTCTAGAAGCTCCGTTCTCTAACTTACCTCTCATATCAAAGCAGTACATTGCCTGACTAGTAGGGAAACTAAGAAGGTAGAAAGCATGTTGAGGGGAGTAAACACTTTTAATATTATCAATAGGTTCAGTAGCAAGAATCTCAGAAACTTCATCACGGACATTAATAGACACATCGCCTATTGGAGTAGACTTCTCTTGTATTACCCTACTCAAGGAACGAACACCTGAGTTAGATAAAAATAGAATATCAGTACCTGTGTTCTGAACCGAGTCACGAGCTATGCAGCCCACTCCTTCAATTACTTCTACTAAACGTAAGGTCGATGGGGTCAGGTAGTTGTTATTAGAATTAGTGTCTCCGTAAATAACAATACAGTTCTTACAGAATATTATTAAGAATCCGTTAAATGCACCAAGAGCTACAATTGAATCTCCACCCTTAGTCCATACCTTTGATATATCTAGAGAACCACTAGCACCTCCACTCCATATAATTCCTCCTCCATTATTAGTAACCAAGTCGGAGAAGTGTACAGTATGGTTGTCACCTATAATGTCTGCTGCATATAATCTACCATAAGAAGACAAGACACAGTTTGCTTTAGGAGGTACACCAGATGCGTTTGTGTGATCTCTTACTCTTTGTAAGGAACCGCCTGACTGCTGAACCAATGGATCATGTCCACGTTGGAACAAGTAAGCACGATCACTTAACGTAACACCCTGCCAGTTGTTAGCAGTAATAGTAATGTTAGAAACTGGAGTTCTTTCTGTAAGAGTAGCCAAGCCTGTATAGACCTTGTTATCACCCCATGATATATAAGTAGAAGCTCCTGAGTTGCTTATAAACTCATGTATTCCTTTAAGGTTAACAACAGTACTAGCTGTTGTACGATCTATCCAACCCTGCCTAGAGCCAAGACGACCAGACTTATCTATTACACAGTTTGTGGCTTGTAAGGCAAAACCACTGGATAAAGTAATACTACTTTCCTGTGTATTTAAACCATAAAAACCTGGGGCTGCTATAGATGTTGAGAGTAGTTGTGCCATTAGCTAGTCCAAATAAGTTCTTCAGGATGTTTGTTTGCATCTAATTGAATAGCATCATTCAATGCTTTATTAGCTACCATGTATGCTGTATTACCCATCTGTCCGTTATCCTCACCACGTTCTTCAACTGCCTTAGCATAAGCCAACATGACAACTGGGTTTGCAGGGACATTAAAGTTATCAGCATCAGCTTCAAGATCTAGTGTACGAGCTACTACGTTAAATCGTATTGTATAAACCCCATCTGGTTTAGGGAACAAGTCAACTTTTGTATCACCATCAGAACTCACACCATTGAATGAATAATAAGTAGGTGCTCCAGTAGCAGGTGCTGATGAAAGGTATTGAGTATCAAACCAACGAGCTGTTTGGTAAGTGAGGAAAGAATAAGTACTTGCATTTGTAACACTTAGAACATTAATATCATTCTGTGTTCCATTCAACTCGTAGTTAAACACATCAGCAGAAGTAACAAGAGTAAGAGTGGTTCGCAATGCTGACCAATTCCACGCTTCTTCTACTTCACGTTTAGAATCATTAATAAATAAACCAATGAGTTGACTGTACTCAGTATCAGTGATTGCCTCAACTGGCCTTTCTCGTAAACGCTGTAGAACTTTGTTAACTGCTACTAAATAATTCATATATTTATACCATATTTTTGTTGAAAAGTCAAGAGTTATTTTCTTGCTACAATAGACTGCCCGAAGTACATACCAACTACTGCCATGATTGCATGAGGCAACCACTCAGGAGTAACCATACCTTCTAGAGTTTCCCATTCAGTAACTGTGTTAGTAAAGTCTAAGAATAAAAACTTAAACCCAGTAGTTACTTCAACAGGTACCACTGTAGGGAGATCTAATAGAGGAGCAGTTAATATAAAAGCTGCCATCCCCATAAAAGAAACTACTAAGAATCTCCTGATCCACTGTGCATTAGGGTTCTGATAGGCACGAGCATTAGCTACACTATCCTCAGAGGCCGAGAATCGCTGTATGAGAGCTTTCTGCTGTTCAGCCTTATCAGACTGTGCCTGTGACCACATCTTCATTACAGCGCCTCCTAGGACGCTTAGAATCATTGTGATCATTTCCATTGGTAGTCCAAACATATACCCTCCTTTAAATTTCCCTAGGAAACTTTCTTCTTATGTACCAATACTTTACTAGAGGCAGTGTGTTTAGCACCTGTCATAACTCTACCTGACGTATGCTTATGAGTCTTACCTTTGTATTCAGTACCATTCTTTAAATAATGCTTAACACCTTTCATGCCTAGTACCCTCTCTTCTTAACTGTTTTCTTAACTGGCTTCTTTGCTGTCTTAGCAGCAGCCTTGAAATCTTTAGCAGTTGGTGCGCCTTTGTCACCTGCTTTCTTCATGGTCTTGCCACTCTTTCTTTTAGCGTGTATGTTTGAATATAAACCCATTGTAACCTCCTACCATTTTACTTTATTACTCCAATAAGCTGCACTGGTTTTACCCTTTGCAATGTTCTTAGCATGTCGTGATTTAAAAGATTTACGTTTAGCTTTCATTGCCTCAGACTCACCAGCTTTAGGCTTACCTGCTGTACTAGCTCCTTTCTCACCAAAGCGGATCATTCGATCTTTACCATTATCCTTGATAAGAACTACATGAGACTTCTTACCTTTAGCAGAAGCTTTAGGTTTATTGTATCCTGCGAAAGTCTCACCTCTATACTGTATAGACATCTTAACCTCTCATCATAAATGCCAACCCTGTTACCAGAGCAGCTATTAATAATCTAACGAACCACTCATTGGCACCACTAGCCTTGACCACCACTGCTAACTTAACAGAATGCTCATCGATAACTGCACTGTGCCTATTCAATCTAATATCTTGAGTAGAGTTGTGGTGTTGTATTCCATCAATCTTTGTATCTATCTCAACAAGTTTAACCATTGCATCAGCTAACTTATCAATCTTAGTTTCTAACCTGTCAAACCTATCCTTGGATTCCATGTTCACCAACCCCATGCCGATCTGTAACGAGGACGGTTTTTATCCCCTTCCTTTGTACCATCTAATGTGCAATGGATAGTTTTCATGTACTCTGTCATGTTGGCCCCAACTGGGTAGAAGTATATTCGTTGTATCCCAAGGGGGTTGAATAGAGCCATAGCTAACTCATTATCACCTAGCTGGTACGCCCATGAACGACTTCCATACCTGTCGAAACCAAACATCACACTTTCAGATTCTAAAGTACCATCAGAAGTTAGAACGCCTTGGTGTAAACCCATTATATTATTGGACACATCATCCCTTAACACTAAGCAATGATTTACAGGGCTAAAGTCAGCATAGGTTAATCGTTTAAAGTCTTCTTTTATTTCAGCCTTAGGCCAGCCCTCAAAATCATCACAGTTCTCAGCGAGATAGTCATAACTCGCCTCAAATAGTTCGTCAAACTCAGAGTCGCTAATTGTAGTTACTAGTTCCGAATACATTATGCTACCTCCACATTTAGAGTTATGGGTGTACCATTCGTAACATTGTAACCATTCAACATGTCTGGGTTAAGGATGGCGAGAGGGACATGCCATTCGTAAGCAAAGCCATAGTATTGTAGTTCTGTTTCAGTAGCACCTAGTAAACCATTACTATTATAAAATGATTGGTAATTAACCCCGTAAGTACCATAGTTAGCTAAGTAGCTAGAACTTGTGTGTGCGCCACTATAGTTTGAATAGTTGGGTAACATCGTAATACCTCCCAGAACAACAGGAGTAGATATGTTACCACCCGATAGTGTTATAGTTGAAAAGATAGGTGGTAAAGCACCACTCTGTATATCATGTTTCATTTGAACTGGAACAGGGTTGAGCGGATTCGGGCCTCCATTACTTGACCCACCCATATCCTTGTGCAGCATATGTACTTTGACAATCATATATCGGTTACTATAAGGGTGATAAGTTTGGTTTTGGTTAGGGTCATAATATAATTTTAAAGCTGTCATCAAATAAGCACCATTAATTGCGTCTGTGTTGCTTAAGTTTCCTGCTGCTGCACCCCCTGTTTGTATGCCGTCTGGTAAAGCAGTTGGTGGCTTGTGCAGTCCTTCCGCCATAGTTTTCTTCATCCTCCTTTTAGGGGTACTGTTGAAGGTGTTTAGTGTATATGTCGTAGCCCAAGAACCCTTCCAGATTTCAGCTCCATTTAGATTTATGGCTTTTACAACAGCTCCGTTAAAGTATGCTGCATTTACGTTTGCTAGAGCAATAGATTGACTCATATGCTCCTCCTTAAGTAGCAATGTTCAGGGTAGTACCTGACATAGAAAAGGATGCACCAACTGATCCTTGGGAACCTGTGTTACCTGTACTACCTTGAGCACCAGTACTACCTTGAGAACCTGTACTACCTTGAGCACCAGTAGCACCTGTTGCACCTTGAGAACCTGTAGCACCTGTAACACTATTACCTTGTGGGCCTGTAGCACCTGTTGGCCCTCTAGCTCCTACAGAACCAGTAGCACCTGCAGCACCAGTAGCACCAGTAGCACCTTGAGAACCAGTAGCACCTTGAGCACCAGCAGCACCTTGAGAACCAGTAGAACCTGCAGCACCTTTAAGTTGTAGGAGTACAGCAGAAGGTAATGATGCTACGTTACTTAGATCACTCTTGGCAGCAGAGGTAGACATCTTCTCTGATCTAATGTTTCCATCTTCTCCCATTAAGTCTGCAAACATCCTTGCCTTACTTTTGCTCATTGGCTATTCTCCTATTCTGTGGCTGTGATGTGCTGCGATTTCTACTTCTGTTAATTCGTCCATATTTTATTCCTTTAGCCTACAACTTCCAAAGCTTCAACACGAGCGATAAGCTCTTGTATTGTAGCTACTAATAATGGTACCACTTTAGCTTGATCGATCCCTTGCATATCTGGGACAGAACGAGTAGCCATAACCTGTGCTGTAGTCTCACGCCATTGCTGACCATCTTCTAAGGTTTCAGGTTGTTCTACGTCTGAGCTATGGATAACCTCAAGAACTTCTGCGATAGCTTCTGAAACTAATTGCTGCTCAGTTACTTCCACTGTCTCTGCAATAGCTGGAGTTACTTCATAAGATTCAGTTATAGGTACTTGTCTAGTTACTTCAACTTCAACTTCTGTTGATACACCATCAATATCATGGCGCTGAACTTCTGTAACAGTCACTTCTGTAGTCACTACTTGTTCAGTAGTTTCTACAATAGTCTCACCAGCTAAGTTAATGTATGAGCCTGTTTCAATAGTTTCAGTCACGTTTCGTTCAGACATAACAGCTTCTACAGCATCTCTAGCGTGTACTGTGATGACTGTCTCATATACCGCATCAACCCTTGTACTACCTGCTGTATAAATATCACCCGTTGCTGGAGTGACTTCATACTCTTCATCCTTCATGGCATCTTTAGTGCCTGTAGCCGCTGCTGGAATCACTTCCTGCAACTCATGGGCTAAGAAACCATCAACTCTAGTACCATCTGCAATCCACTCAAAGTTGACTGGGTTTAGCTGCATAAATGTAGCTGTGGCACCTGTCATTGGTTGAACGTCAGTTTTTAGGCGGTGGTCTGAGAGAGTGCCGTAGGATGTGGCTGAACCTGTGACTGATATACTACCCACAGCAGTGGCATCTCTGTAAAAAGCCTGAATAATGCCATTACTGCTATTCCTCCGAAGGTACAAAGGTGCGCCACCAGACGCTGTTATATCAATCTCGCCTGCAGCTATCAAATTTATGCCAGTAGTGGCGAAGTCAGTAGTAGACTTACCAACAATCACGGCACCAGCGGTGTCCACTACTACCCTATCAGCCACTCCATTTTGAGTTAGCTGGAAGCGTCCTGTACTGCCTTGCGCCCCCATTGACCATCCATTAGGGGCATTAGAATTATCAAACCTAACGTAAGAGTCTGTAGCTCCACTATTACTTAAATGCACTTTAGTTGCTGGAGAGCTAGTGCCAATACCTACGTTACCGCCACGAGGATTTATAAGAAATGGTAAAGTACCTGAGTTAGTAAAGTTTGCTGATTGTAAATATCCAGATTGAGGGCTATTAAGAAACCCGAACATTGTACCCATCAAACCATCTGTGCGTGAAACCATCAAGCCTGTACCATAGCCCGAAGTGGGTACAGCAGTACCAGAGTCGTTCAAATGTAGTCGACCCTGCGGGCTTGAATTTCCTATACCTACGTTGCCAGATGAGCCTATTCTCATGAATTCTGCACCACCAGTTAGCCACCTGTAACCAGCAGGGCCACTGTGAGTTAAATCAGCAGAGGCTACAGCAGTGTTTACGCCTATCTTGTATTCTTTTTGTGCGCCAGAAACATTTCCGTCAATTATAAAACCTGCGTCTTCATTCGTTGCTGTATTTCTTGCACGGATAAAGACATTATTTGAACTTGCAGATGCAGCGGTAACGTCTAAAGAAACTGTAGCTGCTGGTGCTGCGCCAATACCTACGCTGCCATCGTAGGTGATTCGCATGCGTTCTAAGTCATTCGTACCAAATAAAAGACTCGTACCTCTTTCATTCCATACTATTGCATTCCTGTCGTCACCGCCTCCCGACTCACCTGCATCAAACGCATTACCAATCTGTAGACCTTTGGTAGTGTAGTAACCTCCATTGCCTCCCGTATTGTCATACATATTGAACTGGGCATTTCCGTTTATCTCTAAGCGTTGAGTAGGGGAGCTATTATTGATACCAACATTCCCATTTGTATCAACAGTTAACCTAGTACTGCCATTAGTCATAATTCCTAGCTTATGGTTTGAAGAAGTGCCTATTTTACCGATAGCTGCCTGTGCCTGAAGATGGACAGATGCGCCAGAGTTTCGACTTACGTATACATCACCATTACCACTATTAGCAACAGTCAAACCATCAGCAGTTATAGTGCCAGTTACGTCAACACCTGTGTTTGTGGTGGTTAGTTTTGGGGCGTTTCCATAACGTAATTGTGCCGCTCCATCAAAGGAATTACCATAGAAGTACGTTAAATTGCCTGCCGAATTTGACAAGTACAAGCTATCGCCTTGGAGCAGTAAAGAGCCAGTACCTGCGTCCTTCACATGGCTGTTTGTACCGCTATGAAAAATCTGTAAGTCATTACTAGCACCAAATTTACTTTTTACCCCATCACCATGTAGCGTATCGCCTGTCATAGTGCCACCAGCTTTGCCTAAGAACCTTGCATCAGCAGCTACTTTGCTATAATGATCAGCTAACTCAAACGTACCAAAGGCTTGTAGGTAGACTACATCAGATACTGAAGCACCTGAGTCTAATACTACGCTAGTACCATTAGTAGCTGTGTAGTCTGTTGTAGCTAATAGAATACCATTAAGGTAGGCA